CCGGTCAGCTTCGCAGCCTCAGCCACGGGAGTGACCTTGCCCTCCGCCAGAAGGACGGGGGTATGGGCGCTCAGGTCAGCGCCCGCTTCCTTCACCGCCGTGGCGATGCGGATGTTGGTGCCTGCGATGAAATACTCAGGCTCGCAGGAAAAAGTCTTTCTTGCCAAATCCATGCTCATGCTTTTGCCCTCCCTTACTTCTTCTGCGCGTTCTGGCCCACGCTCTTGATGGCGTCCAGGAACTCGTCCGTCTTACCGGCAGGGGGCGTGTTCTCCACAGTGCCCGCGCCGCTGTTCTTGGCGTCGGTCTTCGCGTTGTTCAGATACTCGTTGCCCTGCTCCTTGGCGCGCTTCATGGCGGCCTTGGCGTAGTCGCTGGCGCTGACGGGCTTGGTGAACTTCGCCTCGGCGGTGATCTCCTCGCTGCCCGGCAGGGCCATCTCCTCGATGTCGCGGATGCGCTCGCGCTCCTCGTTGGTCGCACGATCAGCCGCCGCCTGCTCGATTTGGTCAACCAGCGCAGGATAAGCCTGGCGCAGGTCGTCCGCAGTCTTGATTTCCATGTTCTGTACCTCCTCGTGTTGTACTCCCGGTTTCATGGCTCCGGGTTTATTTACAAAACGTCCGGCGGCGGTGGGTGCTGCCAAACTGTTCTGCATGAAGGTGGGTGCCTTGTCGAAAGGCAGGTGCATATTCACGCTGTTCACGAACAAAACGCCGTCGCGGTTTTCCACCACCGGCGTTTCCACATCCTCCACAAGCTCGTCCACAAAGCCGTTGTCCTTGGCCTCCTGGCCTGTCCACCAGCTCGTCGCGTCCATCCAGCCGGTCACTTCTTCCTTGTCCCGGCCCGTCTTCTTCGCGTACAGGCTGATGATGTTCTCCTTGATGGTGTCCAGCGCGTTCAAATACTGCTGCATGGTCGTGGCGTCGTAGTAGCCCAGCAGGCCCAGCCGGACCGGGTGGACCATGTATGTGCTGTCGTTGGCCGCCACAACGCGGTCACAGTGGCAGGCCACGATGGTCGCGGAACTGGCGCACAGCCCGTCGATGCGGGCCACCACGTTCGCAGGGTGCTGTTCGAGCAGATTGCCGATGGTCTGCGCGGCAAAAACGTCTCCGCCGCCGCTGTTGATGCGCACCGTGATCTCGCTCACGGCTCCCAGCTTGTCCAGGTCCTCCGCGAACTGCTTGGGCGTTACCTCGTCGCCCCACCACGTACTGTCTGAAATGTCGCCGTACAGCAGCAGCTCCGCTCTGCCTCCGGCCACATTCTGAAACTTCCAAAACGGTTTAGACATTCCCATTTCCTCCTTCGCTCGCGGCGCTGGACGGGTCCATGATCTCGTCCACCTCTCGCTTTCTCTTGGCCTCCGCCACTCTCTGGCGGATGTTGCGGTTATAATTTCCGCCGGTCATTTGCGCGGTCTCCTCCTGCGCGGTGGAGAAACCGGCCTCCACGCGCTTCGTCGCCGCGCTGATCTCCTGCACAGGGTTCAGGCTCGTTCTGGCCGGGCCGGGCCACGCGCACCCGCTATAAGCCTTGCGGATGGCCGGGTCCTGGAAGAAGCCCGGAGCCTTGATGCGGTTCCGCGCCACGGCCTCCGCCAGCCACTCCTCATAGATTGGCTGACAAAAGCTGTCCACAAAGTCGTCGCGCTGCACATCGCAGGAGCGCCAGAACTCATTCAGGGCACCGCGCGCCGCGCTGTAGCTGGTGGAGAACTGCTTGGAAATGACCTCCGGTGGGATTTCCAGCGCCGCGCCGATCTGCTTGATCATGGCCTCCGTGAACTTGTCGTATCCGGCGTTTGGGTGCTTCGGGTCCGCGAAGGATACGGTTTCGCCAGGGTTCAATCCCACGATAGCGCCGTTGCCCAGCTCCACACTGCCCTGGTCCTCTGCGTCGATCAGCATATTCTCCGGCAGCATCTCGCCGAACGGGCGATCATCCGTCGCCGTGGCGGGCTGCACGAACACCGTGAACATGGCGGAAATGACCGCCGCGTTGATCTCCGCCTCCGTGTACCGTCCCAACTGCTTGAGCGCTTCCAGCACCGGGGCCAGAACAGGCACGCCGCGTAGCTGGCCCGCTCGCTCCCGTGTGATCACATGGACGATGTTCCGCCGTCCGGTCAGCTCGCCGCGTGCCTCCACGCGCGTCCATTCCAGGCCGCTGCCCAGCATGGAGGTGTCGGAAAGGGGATGCCGGTTGCACACCCAGTAGGCCACCACGCGGCCCTCCGCATTGGTCTCCACGCCCTGTACGATGTTGTGGACCTCATAGCCTCGCACCGTGCACGGAGCCAGCCGGTCGTAGCCGTCCGGGCTGCAAATACGGTCCGCCTCCATCACGCGCACACGCAGGCCGTAGGGCTGGCCGACCTGCTCGCACATAGGCAACGCCGCGAAGGCGTCGCCATTCATCAGGTAGCCCAGGTAGGCGAGCTGTTGTAGCTTGTAGAAATTGCCCAGCCCGTCCATGTCGCACTCCGGCGTGTCCGCCCACAAGGAGAACTCCCGGATGATCTTCTCCTGCAGCTCCTCCGTCTGCTCCGCCGACAGGCCCAAAAATGCGCCGTCGATCTGCGGCGCAGGCATCAGGCCGCCCGCCACCACGTTCGTGCGCAGCGTTTTCAGGGCCGAGGCCGCCACTGGCACGCCCATGTAGGCGTCGCGGCTCCTCTGGCGCAGCACGTCGATGTTGTCCTCGATGTCCTCCTTGGAGCTGCCGCCGTGGTATTCCCATCCGCGCATACTCTTTTTTGTCAGGTTCGCGCCGTAGTTGCCGTATCCGCTGTTCAGAAATTGCAGCGCCGTCCGCGCGGCGCTCCTGCGCACCGCATGGACCGGGGCCACGGCCTCGAAGCAGCGGTCAATAAAGTTCCTTGCCATGGCCGCCCTCCTCACACATCACGGGGTACGAAATGGTACAGGCGGTTTCTGCCGCCGGTCGTCTCAGCGGCTTCGGCCTCTGCCAGCTTCGCCGCCCAGTATTCCATTTGCGCCCGGATTTGTTTCAGGTCGGCTCTCGTCAGCATACGGGTCCCGATCTGATAGCTCTGGCCGGTCGCCACGGCTTCCTCTGCCGCCAGCCATGTATTCAGTTTCTTGGAGCACAGCTCCTTGCTGAAAACTGCCATGTTAAATACCTCCACTCAGGCGGCGTCTTCCGGTTGCCCTCTGCCGCCGCTCTGTCTCCGTCTCCTCCGGTCCTTTCAGCACCGGGTTTGCGATCTCTAAGGCAGCGGTGGCGTAGTTGCGCAGGTCAAGCGGCTCGTTTCGCTTGTAGCTCGCGTCCTTGATCTCCCACACCGTCACGCTCCGCCCCTTGCGGAACCGCACCACGGCCTTCTCGCTGGTCAGGCCCCGGAAGTATTGCTCGTCGTATCCGGCCTCCTCGTTCAGCGGGAAGTGGCAGTAGTTTGGCCCCTTCCGCTCCGGCGGCTCGTGCTTGAGGCGCTGATACACCAGCGCCTTGCCCGCGTCTACGCCCAAAACGAACAGCGGTGTCTTCACGCGGTTGTTCGTGGACGGGTTGCGGATATATGGCACCTCCTGGCCGCCCTTGCCCTTGATGGCAAAGATGCGCCGCTCGTAGCGCTCCTTGGTGAAGCGGTAGACCTGATCGGTGTGGTGGCCGCCGCTGTCGATGCAGGTGCACAGGATGGGAAGCTGCGTCCCGTCCTTCTTGCTGAACGTCGCTGTCAGGAAGGCGTCCAAATCGCGCCACACCTGTTCCTTGAGCATATCGCCGTATATCTTCTGGTAGCGGATGCCCCAGCTCTCCTTGCCGACGCCCCAGCCCACGACTTCCACCTCGAAGCGGTCATCCTGAACGTCCACGCCTGCCGTCAGCACCAGCACATCCTCCGGCACCTGGGCGTCGTATACCTCGCGGCGGTTCACCAGTTCGGTGTCTTCCAGCCGCTCGCCCGGCTCCTCCCAGGTCTCGCCCAGCTCTGTGTTCACCCACGTTTTCATCTTCTCCGGGTCGCCCTGGTCCAGCATCTCCTTGGCAAGCAGGAACTTCTCCACGACCTCCTGCCACCCGCAGAAGGTGGAGGCCAGCGTGTTCAGGTGGAAGCCCCGCGCCGCCGCGCCCGGATTTGCCGCCACGAAATGCCCCTTGATCTCCTGGGCCTTCCAGGCGTATTCACTGCTTTCGCGCCCGCAGCGCTCGCACTTGTGGCGCACGCCCTTTTTCAGGTCGTGCCGGTCGAATACGATGTTGGCCCAACGAAGGGGCTGATAATGCCCGCACTTCGGGCACGGTACGTTCCATTCCTCCCGCGTCGTCTCCTGGAACTCCGTCTCGATGCGGCTGCTTCCCTTGATGGTCGGTGTCGATACGATAACGGTCTTCTTGTCCCAAAAGGTCGTTTGTCGCTTCTGCGCCAGGAGCAGCGGGTCGCCCTCTGTTCCGGCGCTGGCCGGGTAGCGGTCCACCTCGTCGCACAGCAGCACCTTGATCGGTCGGCTGGCAAGGCTCGCCGGACTGTTCGCGCCGATGATCGTCACGTGTCCGCCCGGAAAGTTCTTCTTCAAGATCGTGTTGCCGGAATAGCGGCTCTTGGTGTCTACCAGCACCCGCAGCACCGGCGTGTCCCGTATCATGGGTGCCAGGAAGTCCTTACTGAACGTCTGGCCCATTTCGAGGGTCGGCTGCATCACCAGCACCGGCGCGGGATAGTAGTGCATATAGTAGCCGAGCATATTCATCAGCATGGCCGTCTTGCCGATCTGCGCGGCGGACATGACCACGACCTTGCGCACGTGCTGATCGCCGATGGCGTCCATGATCTCCCGCTGATACGGCGCGTTGTCCGTATGCCACCGGCCCGGCGTGGCGCTGTTCTCCGCACTCAGCATCCGGTAGGTGTCCGCCCACTGGGATAGCGTCAGCTCAGGCGGCGGTTTCAGCACCGCCACACATCTGGCGAACATCTCCGCCGTCTGCTGGGCAAGCTCAATCGTCCGGCGCTTTTTCTTCATGGTCCGGCTCCTTCTCACCCCGCATCATCCGCTCATACTCGGCGCGCTTGCATACGGGGAGGGAGCACAGCACCTTCTCGCTCGTGCCCGTCCACAGTTTCCATACGCAGCCCGCGCATGGGTCCTTATTCTTCTTTTTCTCCATCCCCGTCCTCCTCTTGTGCAAAGGCCACGTTGAAGTCCCGCAGTTCCTCAAGCGTCTCGTCGATGGCGTGTTTCAGCTCATCGAAGATGCTGGCCTGGTCTCCGCCCATGGCCGCCAGAGCCGGGGACAGCTTCGCAGGCAGGGAGAGGAAACGCCCGCGAATATTCAAAAGCATCGTCTTGATGCCGCTCTCGATCTCCTCCGTCCGGTGCAGCTCGCCGCGCCGCAGCGCATTTTCCATCTCCGCCGCCTCCCGCTTGGCGCGGGTCAGGCCCGCCCGCTCGTCGGCAAGGCTCCCGCTCCGCAGGTAGGAAATGTACCGCCGCGTAGTGGCGCGCAGGTCATAGAGGCCCGGTGCCTGCTCCTCGATGATGCCCTCGTCCCGGAGCTGGCGCACCCGCCGCTCCGTCAGGCCCAGCCAGTCGGCGATCACCTTGCTCGTGTACAGGCGCATGGCGTCACTCGTTTCTTGCGATGGCGGCGTTGGCCCACATAGTCGCTTCCTCCACCTTCGTGTGCGCCAGGCTCTTTTCCCGGCTGTCCGGGCAGCACGCCTCGATCAGCTCCGCCAGCTCCCGCGCCTTGTCCCTCAGCTTTTCATAGCGCGCCGTCTGGTCGCCCTTCGGCGCGTGATAGGTGTATGTGTTTTCAAACCGTTTCGGGTCCATCTGCATCCTCCGTTCCATCCGGCCAAAGCTCCGCCGCGTCCTCGCCGGTCTCCGGGTCCGGTGTCTCCACCACGCCCGTCGCCCGCATACGCAGGATTTCCAACCGCTTCTTTTCCAGTTCCAGGCGCTTCTCGTTCTCCTCCAAAGCCCGCAGGCTGTCCGCGATCTTTGCGATGCGGCCCTGCACCTTGTAGAGGGCATCCTGCAATTTCAGCACCCGTGCAAAGGCGCTGTCCTTGCTGTACATTCCCATCTGCTGTCTGGCACCGTCTATCTTCTTGTCGCCCCGGCCCGCAGGCTGGCGCATATCCAGCACGCTGTTCAAATACAGCTCGTCCTCCGGGGCCTGCTCATATTCGATGATCTTGGTGAGTATCCGGTGCTCTCGGAACTTGAGTATCTGCATCTCGTGTTCCAGCGCCGCCCGGCTCCCCACCGGCGTATTCATCACCAGCTCCCGCTCGGCTTCGCTCAGCGTATCAAAAAAGATGGTGCTGTAAGCCCCATCCTTCTCTGCGTTGTGATTGCCCGCCGGTGCGCCCTTGTGGCTCCCGGCGGCGTTTTTATGTCCGGCGCTGTTCCGGTTCCCAGGCTGGCCGCCGCGTTTCTTCTTCGGCTCCGCCTTTTCCCATTCATCCGCCGACTTCCAGTTGCGCAAGGTCTGATAGTTGACGCCCAGGCCCTCCGCAAGTTCCCGGAGGTCTACCAGTTCGCCCCGGCCTTTCCGGGCGAGGTATTCAGCCTTTGCGGCGTCCCGTTTCTCACTCCGCTTCGGCATTTGCTCTCACCCCTGTCTATCCGGTATCCTTTCGCCTCCGCGTCCCTGTAATAGTTCCGGGACCGGGGCGGGCTGCCTCGCAGCTCCTCCCGTCCCGGTATGCAGCGTGTCCCGCTCCGCCTACCTCCGCCGCGCAGCGGATACTTCCGCGCATGAGCGCAGACCTTCGGCGGCAGCAGGACGTTTTCCATTCGGTGCCGCCTGCGGCCAGAGGGGACTTGAACCCTGACCCTTTCAGCGGTAAAGGATGCGAAACCCGCCTGGTTTTCCACGACCACAGCGGCCCCCGCCAATGAAAAAGGCCCATGGATTTCTCCATGAGCCATTACTGCACAGTATCAATGTAACACGGAAAACCTGCGAAAGTTGCTAACTCCGAAAAATATTTTTCCCAGGCGTACCAAAAGCCCAACCCGCCGGAGCAAAACGCCCCGCCGCGTACCAGATCACCACCCCGGCGTAACGCCCCCGCCCGCGTGCGGTCCATCCGTGCGCCCCAGCAGCTTCCGCCGCGTCAGCTCCTTCCACCATTTTCGTGACGCCGCGAAAATGATACCCGTCCCGATCTCACGCCCGCCCGCGTTCCTTTTCCCTCGCGCGCCCCCGCCCGCGTGCGCGTTCCATATTTTTTGACCCCCCTCCATTTTTTCGCCCGGACCCGCCGGAAATGAAAAAAAAGCATCGCACCTAATCAATTTTTGCGCTCTCGAACCCGCAAAGGTCCTCGTCTGCGCCGGGAGGACCCGCCGCCGGGCTGGGGGAGGGTATAGGAGGGGGTGTATTGCTATCAATGGCGGTGAGGAGAAGTCGCGCGCGTTTGGTATCTTCGCGGGTGGGCGCGTTTGCTTGGCTGGCGCTCTGCTGGTGCTGGCGGCGCTGGCTGGTGGTGCCTGGTCTCTGCCTGGCTGGCGGTGCTGGCGGCCTGCTGCCTGCCTTGCGCATGGGCGGGCGCGTTTGTTCGGCTCGCTGGCGTTGGTGCTGGTGCTGTTCATCGGCTGGCGGCTCTGGCCTGCGCCGGGCCGGTATACTCCGCCGCCGGTCAGCTACCCCAGCAGGCGCACACGGCCCACGCCGCCACGGCTGGCCCCGGCTCCGGCGAGGGCCTGCCCATCGTG